CCGGCCAGGTTCGGCAACGCCGGGGCCGCACCAGCAATCCCCCCGGCAATGCGGGTGATCCAGTTGTTGTTCGCCAAATCCGAACCACCCGTAGGCAAGAACGTTTCCATCAACCCTTGGGCGCCGATCGCGGCGACCTGACCGCCGTACTCGATGGCACGGTTGATCAGCTTCACCCCAGTCTGCGCGGCCTGACCCGCACCCGGGGCCATCGCATCCAGCGCCATACCACCGGCCTGCACCGCCATGCCAAGCGCACCACCACCGTCCATGCCGATACCACCGGAACCGGACCCGGCATACGGTGCGACGTTCGCCCCGATGTTGGTGGTGTTCGTCGGCCCGCCAGTGAACAGTCCTTGCGGTGCGCCAGCGGCCATCGGGCCGCCACCGCCGCCCGTGGTGGGCAGCGGGGCAGGATTCGTCGCCCACGCACCCGACGACACCGGAGCCGGCGGGTTATTCAACGCAGGGTTGGTGTTCTGCGGGCTGTACAACCCCGGAGCACCCGCCGCCGCCGCCGACCCGCCAGGAACCGACGTCACCGGACGGTAATACCGCGACGTCAACGACGGATCATCCGCGCCCGTGCCGCCGATACCACGCCGCGCGGCAGCGGAAGCGCTACCCCAGTTGAACGGCGTGCCACCAGGCAAGGTGGCTTGCATATGCGAGGGGTTGAAGGCGACACGGAAATCGCCAGGCCCACCCGACCCCGGCACAAACCCTCGGGACTGCAACCACTGATCAGCGTTATACGTGGACAGCGACCTACCCTCGGTGGACCTGCCATCGAGAATGTTGACCAGATCCTCCACAGCGCTGGAACAGTCACCCAAACCCTGCGTGAGGTCGGCCGCTTGGACTTGCGCGTACCGGCCCGCCGGAACGTTGGCGAGTAGCGCCGCGTCACCGGGATAGGCACCGATCGGCGTCATGGACACACCGGTCGCACCGGCGGACGGGTAGGAGCCCCGGTCATACTGGTTGTTCTGGTACTGCGGCCCGAACACACCCTGCGCGCCGAGCACACCCATCAACCCGTGCCCGCCCTGGGTCGGGTTATAGGCCGAAATGGCCTGCAACTGCCCCAACAACGGTGCCGCAGCGAGATTCGCCACGAACTTCGTGATGTTCTCCGCGATCCCCGCCAAACCCTTCGAGATACCGAAATCCTGATCAAGCTGGGCACCGATCTGCCCCAAATCCTTGACATGCTTGTCGGTTTGCTTCGTCAGCTTCTCGTACTGATTCGCGCGGGCATCACTCATGCGCATCTCGGCGGCCTGAAGGTCGCGTTCAGCTTCGATCACATCGTTGCGGGCCTTGAGGCGGTCCTGCTCGGTGGCTTCGGTGGACTGCTCCAATTGGGCGGCGCGGGCACGCTTCTCCGCCAGTTTGTGACGCGCATCCAGATACGACGACTCAGCGGAGAACACGGCCGCGTCGGGTGGCATACCAGCAATCCCCGGCGGCAGCGTCGTGTCATACGGCAACACAGGCGCATCCGGCAGCTTCGGGCCAGAACCACTACCACCATCAGCAGCCCCCACCGCGCCCGGGAACAGATCAGCCAACGGGCCATCCGCGGGTGCCCCATCCGAACCAGGCGCGCCGCCACCACGACGCCCGCGGCGATCCTCCACGGAAACATCCAATGGAACCTGACCGGGAAGGTTACCGAACGGGGACGCTGGACCGTTCGAGTTCGTACCCACAAGCCCTGGAATCGGAATGCCGCCAACCGTTGGCGTGCCAGGTCCAGACCCGCCGCCGAGCTGAGGAAGCGGAGACGGCTGCGGATCAACCCCCGTGCCGCCCTGAATGTTGCGGTCCCACCACTCACGGGCACTGCGACCCAACTGATCCGGCGTATTGGAGTGATTCCAGCTATCCGCACCTGGAATCGCGTTCTGAATGGCCTGTTCAATCTCAGGGCCGTTCTGCGCAACCAGGAACGCCAGCCACGCTGGGACCGCCACACGCGACAACGCGGCAGAGATTCCCTTAGCCGACTTATCGGCCGTCGCGGGAAGACCGGCCAATGTCGTGCTCACCGTTGAGAGAGATTGCGTCAGCGCCGTGATGCCAGCTATGGACTTCCACGCCACGAACGCGGTCACCACGTCCCCAACGCTGATACCGATCCGGTCGAGCATTTCGACTACGCTCGACAGCGCATCCCACAAATCCTGCGCAGTCTCAGCAGCTTCCTCGAAGGTGCGCTTGATGTCGTCCTTGTGCGCGACGATCCACGCGTTCAGGTCATTCAGCTTGTCGGTCACATTGTTGATCGACTTGGCAAGCGCGCCAGGACCCTCCGTCGTGTCCAGCGGGTCGCCGAACAGCGCCGAAATGAAGTTCGCCCCAACACGCCCCACAGCGGCATTCATGTTCGACAAGGCGCCGTCAACAGTGTCGGCCAGCTTCTTCGACATGCCACCGAACTGGCCCTCAATCGCCTGCACAAGCATGCCGAACGAAATCGTGCCGTCCTTCGACATCTTCTGAATCTCAGCGCTCGTCAGGCCGAACTCTTTCTGCAACGCCGCCTGAACATTGATGCCACGCTCATTGAGCTGCAACATCTCTTCAGCCTGCAGCTTGCCCTTGTTGAACACCTGGTTGAAGATGACGGCCAGGTCGCCGAACTTCTGCCCAGATGCACCCGCCGCGTCCGCAATCGCCGTCAACGCCGCCTGCAACGGGCGACCCTGCTTCACCCCACCAGCAAGGAACTGAGTAGCCGCCTTCGCCGCCTCGTCCAACGCAATCGGAGTGCCAACGACGACCTCGTTGATATCCGACATGATCGTCTTGACCTGCTCGGCGCTGTTCCCCATCGCGGCAAGGCGATGCGATGTCGCATCAAGAGACTTGTACCGATCAAACCCCTTGAACAGGGCAACACCGGCGGCGCCGATAATGCCCGTCGCGGCCGCCGTGAACGCCGTGCCCAACGCACGACCAGCCAACGCGCCAGCCTTCGACGCCGCACCCTCATACCCCGACAGGGCAGCCGAAAACCGGCCCGCCACAGGCAACGACGACACCAAAGACGAACCAAACGACGAACCAAACCCCCGGCCCGCCGACACACCATGCGACGAAAACCCATCAACAATACGAGAACCCGCCTGCCGCGTCGCACGATCAACCTCACGCGACAACTGCTCACCAGCATTACGCCCCGCAGCCGCAGCCTCCCGGCCCACATTCTCACCGATCGCACGACCAGCAGACGACCCCGCGCGCGCCCCAGCCGCCTCCATCTCACGCTCAATGTTCTTCGCCGCCACCGCAGCAGCACGCTCATCAAGACGGGAAATAATGTTGACGTAGATAGGCATTACGCTCCCCGGTCACCGTCGTTATGAGTGAACAGTTCGATTCGCTTCGCCCTAGCAGCCGCAGCGGCGGACTCTTTGCTCTCGAACCGTCCGCAGTAAATGTGCTGACGGTTATGAACTACGACCGCCTCCCACTTGCCAGCCTTGAAACGCACGCCACGGACTCCGCTCCTGCCCCACCCAGAGGATCTATTCTCACGATTCTGCTTCGCGGTGGTGACGCGAAGATGATCCGGGTTGACACATAGAGTGACGTGGCAGATGTGGTCTATCTCCATACCGGGCGGGATCTCTCCGTGCGCCCACTCATAGCAAAGACGGTGCGGCGAAAGGTTATTAAACCTCCCATACCCATGGTTAGTAGTTCCGCCCGTCCAAAGCCAGCACCCACCTGGCGCAGACTTGTCCACCTTCGCAAACAATCTCTGCTGGAGCGTCGGCTCCGCAATGCCAAACCGGCGCAGGTATCGGTCATGTGTTGCGCACAGCCCGTTCTTATGGGAGAAGACTCGTCGATCGCATCCATCGATAGCACACATCAGACACTCACCTCCCCGTCACCAGCCGAACAGATCGGCCTCAACCTCACGCTGCAACTCATGCGCCTCAACCGACGCACGCGCCTTCTCCAGCCGATCAACCGGATCCTCAAACGCAAACGGCTCATACACAGCCTTACGACTCTTCGACGCATGAAACGACGCTCGAAACCTGGCGATCTCGTTATACGTCTCCGCCGCGATCAACTCCGGCTCAGACCAACGCCCACCACGAACAGCCCGCGCCACCGCACCATCAACAGGAGCGAAATCCACATACAACTCCCGAACGCGCTCCTCAGCGTTGTCCACGAACCGCACCCCGAACAGGTCCAGCAACTCCAAACTGGACAGCCTGCCCTGATGCCAATCCGCAACACTCAAACCGAAGAAACGCCGCAGATCACTCGCTATCTGCCTCGGATACAGTCTCCAAAACCACTGGGCCTCCATCACTTTTCGAGTCGGACTCAGCTCGCTCCGCGATCGAGAAACCCTGCTCCGTCCACGCCCGCCACACATCACGCGCACCAGCGGGACGCCCGTTGATCTTCTTCGACCGCAACACCTCGTAGGAGTCCATGCCCAACACGACCTGAACGATCCGCACCTCACGCGGCGGCGACACACGCTTACCGTCCTTGAAATACGGCGGCCCCTTGACCGCGCCGGGACGGGTCTCCGCCGGCAGGACCATCTCGTTGCCGTCGCGGTCCTTCACGGTCTGCTCCGGGATATACAGGTCAGGCTCCCGGTCATAGGTTTCGATCTCTTCGAGGTACGCCTCGTACGCTTCCAGCGCATCGTCGTCGAGCATCCGAAGGTTCGGGTGCGGGGGGATCGTCATGGTGGTGCCGTCATCGAAGCGCAGAACACGATCGGCGAACGGCGAATCGAACTCGGTGGCCTGTTCACGCGCGGCGGCACCATTGTTCTCGGGTTTCTTCACAGACATCAGGGGCTTCCTTCAAAAAGGGGTTGATACAGGGGCGGTGGGCTGGCTTTGTGTGGTGCCTGCCGGGTGGGTGCCAGCCCCAAACCAACCCACCCGGCAGGACGATTCACCGGCTAGCTGCCGTCCGAGTACTGCTCAGCCCAGCCCGGGCCGCCCATCCACACATAGAAGTAGCCGGGAACAAGGGCGATCGTTCCCGCCGGGTCGGGCCGCATGAAGTACTCGTTCGGCAGAACCTTGTACGTCAGGTCCGCCGTGTCCGGGTCGGTCTTGGAACGCTGCTTCGACGCCTGGTCGTCCAGCTTCACCGCCGGGTATCCCTCAGCGCGGTAAATGAACCCGCCGGAAGTGCGGCGCGCGTACAGCAGCAGCAGCTGGTACTCGGCCGAGTCAGCGTCCAGCAGCGGACCCTCACCGTAGTCAGGGGTACCGGGAAGCGCGACCAGCGGATTACCGGCGTTGTCGCACAACGGAAGTTCCGACTCCAGCCGGTGAATCAGCGGATCAGCAGTACCGAGCGCCACGAACCGCACCGAGTACGACTTTTCCGTCACCTCAGAATCGACCGGGAACTTCGACTGCAACACCATCAGATCGTCAGAGGTGACATCAGGTTCACGCTCCGCACCGCCATCTTCGGGGTTGCAGCCGATGTGCCACCAACCCTCATTCGGGTCAGTGTTGTACTCGTACTTGCCGTTCACCTTCCGGCGAATGAACAGGTCATCGCGAAGCTTGCCGTCCTGCGCGAACGGCGACCACTTCACCGTCACGCAATCATCCTCGAACGGCGACATGTCAGTCGCGGCACCGCGATTGTCGCGAATGAAAACCGCTTGCAGGCCGCCACGCTCGATGAACGGCTTGTGAATGTCAGTGAATCCGCCGGCGCTCCAGTCGGTGCCGGTCAATGGCTGCGTCATAGGGACGCTCCTCTCATTTGGATAAGGGACCGGATTGCGAAAATTTCCGGCGAACAAAAAAGGGACCCGGCGCTACCGCCAGGCCCCTTGTCAGGGCTGAAACTTCAATTAGATGTACTGAACACCGATCTCGTAGCGGCCCACATGCCGCACCAAGTGGCCGTCGTCGTCATACTCGACGAGGACCGGTTTCATCAGCACACGCGCATAGTCGATACGCGCCACCACACCACCGCCGAGCGGTATCTCCACCAGCGGGTTAACGACGAGCTCCAACATCCGCTGGTGCGTCAACTCGGCCTCATTCTCAGCGGCCTCATCAGACGCGGCGAACGTATGCACCGACACGACAGCCGAATCGCTGCCCTCTTCGGGAACATCACGCCCATCGACACGACGAACCACACGATGCGGCAACGGATCACCCGACAAGCGGCGGGTAGAAACCTTTCCCAGAGGGGACAGCCACGCCACCAGTACACGGTGGATACTCGGCGCTGAATCAGTCGCCATACGCGGTGCCGCCGAACTGTTTAGCTGTCTTCTGGGCAGGCGCGTACTCGTCGTTGTGCGCCGACCCGAACTCCACGAGATGCGCTTGCGGATCAGTCGCGCCGACCTTGCCGCGCCCCTTGTTCGTGGAACGTTCCGTCACCTGAACAGAATCACGGTAGGCGCCGGTGCCCACGGGAGAATTGTTCTTCCACGCGGCAACAACCTCGTCCATGAACTCGTTGACGCCCTGATTCACCTCAGGCAGTTTGTCGAAATCGTCCAGCCGCACACCGAACTTCGCTAAAGGGTTTTTCCTCGTTGGACCGTTAGCCACGATTCATCACACCTTCCGAAGTTCTGCCACCAAGCCCGGCGCCCAACCGTGAAAACCCATGTTCCAGTCACGAACCGCAACCACATCGAACACATCTGACCCGTACCCCACACGGTCTTTCACCTTCACCGGCGAACCGGGCGGCAAGTACAGGTCAACATCGATCGTTTCGGTTTCCACAATCGAATACGTCCCCACCACCTGCACATGCGGGGCAAGTTGGATCACTGGAACAGTCACCCCGGCACCGAACTGGGGAACCGTGTTACCCAGACCATCCGACGTGTCACCGACGTGCGGATAGTGCGTCACCGTGTACGGAGTAGGGAACGTCACGGCATGTACCTGTCGGAACCCAGCGGGATGCTGTTCATCGATATGCGGTATGGCCGCAGACGCAGTTTGAGCGCGTTCGTAAGATACAAGTTTGACGAATCACCGCCCCACTTGAACGAGTACGGGCCAGCAGATGCGGTTGTGCCTTCGGGGTATGGCGATTGAGGTGCAGTGAGGGCGGTAGCGGCGATTTGCGCCACCACCCTCACCACAGCACCAGGAATCACGTCAGGAATCGACTCCCACCCGAGGTACCCGACAACGAGATCGGACGCCTCTTCGAGGAGAAGACCTGCACGAGTGGCTTCGTCCGGCGTCAGTTCACGCCCGAGAACCAACTCCAGGTCATCGATATCCGCCAGTGACATTCGCTATCGCCTTAGCTGCCATCCGGGACGACAGCGCCGACGGGCGTCTTGTTGTCGCCGACCGCGGTAGCGCCGTTGCCCAGCACGTAGGCAAACCGGGCCTTCAACCGGAGAGCGATCATGTC